AGTTGATAGAGACCGTAAAGGAATCTGTCCCTGAGTGCTTCTGGGACGCACACGACTGAAGGAACGGGGATTAAAAACCCTAACTTCAGGAGACTGACAAATGAACACACTAAACATGATCAAGAAGCAGATCAACAAAGCATCTGCCCTTCACGACGCACAGATTAATCACACCTCATATCGTGGTGTTGAGTATAAGACACGTTGTGTTGAATCAAAGGAAACCCATGGCACATTCTGCTATCGTGGGAAGACCTACAGCAAGTGATAACTTACACGTAACTGAGAAGGGTTGACACCCTTCTTTTTTTATGGTAACATAGGTGCATGGCAAAAACTCCTATGGAAAAAAGTAAACTTAAATTAATTGTTCATAATCTAGAGTTACTGATAGAGTCATTAAAAATTGAGGTTTATTCTGATGCTAGTTCATATCTACATGAAGATGTAGAAGGAAGATATAAATACGGTGAACAATATGACGATGATGGAGACCCTGACTAATGTATGAGGAACTAAACTCATTTGAAGAAGCACTCAAACACTTTGGTACAAGAGTTGAATATACTATTGCCATGGAAATGTCAAGACGTATCACTCCTGAAGATGCTTATCAAATGATCAAGGATGAACTCAAAGAAGTAAAAAAGTGTCGTAAACTATTCAAACAGGAGCAAGAATAATGTCATCACCACGCCAAAAAGATCCATCCGATCCACTCTATGATGCTAATGATAAGTGGAATGAATACAAGGTAGACTTCCATGCTAATGAAGAACACTCACCTGATGAGTGGGATCCAAAGACAGAAGGTAAGATTGCTGACCCACAGAACAGACATCAAGATAAAGTTCTAGATAAATTCTGTGATGACCACCCTGGTTCTCCTATGTGTAAAGTATTTGATGAATAATAATATGAATGTTAAATTAGTATCTGTTACTCCTGATGCTGAGAAAATGATTGCTTACATTGCTAGAGTAAGTAATCCAAGCAATCAAAACAATGAAAAGTATGCAGGTCTACTGAAGTATTGTATCAAGCATGGACACTGGTCTGTGTTTGAGCAAGCACACATGACTCTTGAAATAAATACTAGTCGTGGAATTGCAGCTCAAATATTACGTCATAGAAGTTTCACATTCCAAGAATTTTCTCAGCGTTATGCAGATACGAATCTCCTTAGTGAAGAGATACCTGTCCCAGATCTTCGATCTCAAGATCATAAGAATAGACAGAACTCAGTGGATGATATCAGCCCCGAAAAGAAACTTGCATTACAAGGGACGATTGCAAGACATTTTGCCGAGAGCATTGATCTCTATAATGAGCTTCTGCGTCAAGGGGTTGCTAAGGAATGTTCTCGTTTCGTGCTTCCTCTTGCTGTTGGTACTCGTATTTTTATGACGGGAAATCTGCGTTCATGGATGCATTATATTGATCTAAGATCTTCTAACGGCACACAAAAAGAACACATGGATATTGCAAACGAATGTAAGCAAATCTTTATGGAACAATTCCCAATAGTATCTGAAGCAATGGAGTGGAACTAATGCCTACCTACCCTGTAATAAATAAATCTACTGGGGAGACACAAACTCTCCACATGACCATGAAAGAATATTGTTCTTGGAAGGATGAGAATCCTGAGTGGGACAAAGATTGGTCGCAAGGTTGTGCTGGTGTCGGAGAAGTCGGAGACTGGCGTAACAAAATGAACAAGACTCATCCTGGATGGAGTGAACACATGAAAAAGATGGCAAAGATGCCTGGATCACAGGTGGAGTGGTAACCCATGCCTAGATCAAGAAAGAAGACACAACCAGATATCAATGGTATGTCATCTAAACAGATGAAGAGAAAGAAGCCAATCAATTCTGACTATCTTCTGAATATTGAACCACTGACAGACAATCAGCGAATCATGTTTGAGAAGTATGGTGAAGGTAAGAATATCTATGCTTCTGGTTGTGCTGGAACAGGTAAGACTTTCGTTGCTCTTTATCTGGCACTCAAAGATGTTCTAGATGAATACACACCATACGAAAAAGTTTACATCGTTCGTTCACTTGTTGCTACGAGAGAGATTGGTTTTCTTCCTGGCACACATGAAGATAAAGCATCTCTTTATCAGATACCATATAAAAATATGGTGCAGAGAATGTTTGAGATGCCAGACGATGCTTCTTTCGAGATGCTGTATGAAAACTTGAAGGCACAAGAAACTGTATCTTTCTGGTCTACATCATTCCTACGTGGTACTACACTAGATAATTCTATTGTTATTATCGATGAGTGTCAGAACTTAAACTTCCACGAACTTGATTCAATCATGACACGTTGTGGTCAAGATACAAAGATCATGTTCTGTGGTGATGCACAGCAGTCAGACTTACAGAAGACCAATGAGAAGACAGGTATTCTAGACTTCCAAAAAATTATTGCAAACATGGAAGAAGACTTTTCCATGATTGAATATGGTATTGAAGACATTGTTCGTTCTGGTCTTGTCAAAAACTATATAATTGCTAAACTAAACTTAGGATTCTAATGCATATTTTTGATCATGTTGGGTTAGAACCCGTTGATATGAATGCTGAAATGATTGATGGGAAAAGATACTACCTCACTCCTAGTGGGAATCAGTATCCATCTATCACAACAGTGATTGGAAACAATGCTAAGAAGCAAGCAGGTCTTGCTAAGTGGCGCAAGAGAGTTGGTCAAGATGTAGCACAAGCAAAGTCTAGTCGTGCTTCTGGTAGAGGTACACGCTACCATAAACTGGTAGAAGATTATATTAACAATGAGTTGGACAGAAAAAAATACAAGGACATGCCATTGCCTTGGATTATGTTCGACTCAAGTGTACCTATTTTAAACAAGATAAATAAAGTATACCTACAAGAAGCAGCGTTATATTCTGATTACTTACAGGTTGCAGGACGTGTTGACTGCATCGGAGAGTATGATGGAGAACTCGCTATCATTGACTTTAAAACTTCTGCTGAAAAGAAAAAAGAAGCGTGGTTGTATGATTACTACGTGCAAGAAACTGCATATGCATGTTGTTTGCAAGAGTTGTACGGCATTACAGTTAAGAAACTAGTGACAATTGTTGCTTGTGAAAATAGTGATGTTCAAGTTTCAGTAGTGACCCCTAAAAAAGAATACTTTTTGAGACTACAAGAGTACATCACCGAATACCAACAAAAGCATGGCAAAGAATCTAGAGGATAATTTTATGACCGCTGCGAGATTCTCGCAGGATGTGGAAAAACTAGTGTTAAATAATTCTGACATGAATTATATTGATGCAGTTATACATTACTGCGAAATGAATGAAATTGAAATTGAATCATGTTCAAAACTTATAAGCAAACCACTTAAGGAAAAACTTAAGTTTGATGCTCAGAAGTTAAACTTTATGAAGAAAACAAGTAGAGCTAAACTAATGCTAGTATGAGTAATTTTTTCCAATCAGAAATGGTTCGTGGGGACCTGCAAGAAATGGCGCAACTACAAGAATTTTGTATGCGTTCCATGATGACATTTCCTGTGCTATCTACACAAAAACAACTAGACTATTTTAATGTTCTTGGTGATCTAATCGAGAAACAAAAGATCTTCTACACCAGACTCGCTCTTTCTGAAGATGAAGAGGCAAGAGACATGGTATTATCCATGAAAGATTCTGTCGTTCTCCTTGGTGGAGATCCATCTGACGACATCATGGAGATGTTTGACGGACTCATTCTAAAGGTTGATAAACTTAAAGAAGAGGCAGAAAAGAGATTGGCACAGGGGGGTTGACGCTCCTCTCCAACTCTGTTATAATATCTTTGTTGGGCAGCACAGTACTTAGCGTAAGACCCAACGTAAACCAAATCTAACAAATCTAACATGTCATTCGCAGATCTAAAGCGCAAGTCGCAGAGCAATTTTGATTTCCTCCAGAAGGAACTCACTAAGTCTAGCAATGAAGGAGGTGCCGATGAGCGCCTGTGGAAAGCAAAACTTGACCCTTCAGGCAATGGGTATGCCGTTCTTCGCTTCCTCCCTGCTCCCGATGGAGAGTCTCTCCCATGGGCAAAACTTTATAACCACGCCTTCCAAGGTCCTGGTGGTTGGTTGATTGATAACTGCCCCACCACTAAAGGTGAGCAGTGTCCTGTCTGTGCCGCCAATAACAAACTCTGGAATAGTGGAGTAGAAAGCGATAAAGAGATCGCACGTAACCGCAAGCGCAAACTCTCTTATTACAGCAACGTTTATGTTGTAAAAGATACTTCTAATGCTGACAACGAAGGTAAAGTATTCCTTTACAAGTATGGTAAGAAGATCCACGACAAGATCCTTGCTGCCATGCAACCTGAGTTTCAAGATGAGACACCAGTGAATGTCTTTGATCTCTGGGAAGGTGCTAACTTCAAACTGAAGATCAAAACTGTAGCAGGTTACTGGAACTATGATTCCAGTGAATTTGCATCTCCTGCTGCATTGAGTGCAGATGAAGATGAGATGGAATCAATCTGGAAGCAAGCATACTCTCTGGAAACATTCACTGCTGATGATCAGTTCAAGTCCTACGAGGTACTTGACAACCGCCTGGGTATGGTCTTGGGTCAAATCAGTTCACGTCCTGTGATCGAAGAAGAAGAGTATGAACCTGCTCCTGTCTCCTCTAGCACTGCTGACTTCAACTCACCTGACATCACTACAAGCTCGCCGTTCATGAGAACACCAGAGCCAGTGGCAGAAGATGATGATGCGCTGTCCTACTTCGCTAAACTTGCTTCAGAAGATTGATTAAGTTCATCTGGAAAGGTCTGAATCATCCAGTTACTTATATAAACCTTTCGTTTGTTGGGATGCTGTTGGTGATTCAGTTTGTTCATACTAAAGCACACCTTACTTTAGAAACAGATGTGCATGGTCATGCTTACAGAGTATTGAAAAAGAATCCAAAACTAGCAACATCTTCTTGCTACAAAATGGGGTTTTCAAAATAATGAATGGGGGAAATTTTTTCCCCCATTTTTTTGTCTAAAAAAGTCGATCAAACTCCAGTCTTTTTAAGTCTGCTGCTAATAGTATCAGTAGAGTCGTTATACTTATTTGCTGTACGAAAACTAGTAATAAAATCTTCAGTGTATCTTGGTTTCAATATTGAGATAGTTTTTTTACTTTCGTTTAACTCTTCTTCATACTCATATATTGTCACAGAAGTTGACAATACATTACCTAATCTAGTGATCAC